GGAGACTTGTTGGCCGTTGACTGTATATATTACCCTGGAGTATAAAATTAACTAGAAAAAACTTTAAAGAATACTGATAGAATAGCTCACATTATTTATTAATAATATGATGATACATAGATTAATGTTAAGAGATTCTATTATGATAATGAAGGGTATTACAAAATAAAAATGATCAATGGCAAAAAGATGTTGTGTAATTACCCAGCTAAAAATCCAGTTCCATATATTCACGAATATTATAGTTTGATGGAACATGGTTAATTTTCAGCAATTAATATTAATGGAGTTCAATACACAACAGAAGAATTAATACCAACAGGATCCGACAGCTATATCACTTATGTAAAAGCTGTCTGGGTAGGGGAAGAGAAGTAGTCAACAATCCACATTTATGAAAAAGATCTCATCACTGACTACGATATCTATGACCTAATGAAGAAATATTATTAATCCGAGTATCCAGCCGGAGATATTAAGAAAGGTCATCTAGGGAAATCTCTGAATTATTATTATGCTAAAACTAAGAGAGAAACCCTAACCCAAGCTGAAGTATATGAAATTAGGAGACTTGCTAGAATAGCCTATAAAGATCACATCATTGAACTCACTAGAATGAGAAGAGATATTGAAGCTATAGCTGAAGAAAACGAGGAATATAAAGTTTAAAATAAATATTAAAAATATTATGTTTATATATTGTGTTTAGTGTTTTTAATAACTTGTTTATAATTTATAAATCCCGCTTATGTTATAATAACAGCCATGGTTCTTTATTCTTTAAATGATGAATATAATGTTGTTGATAATCTTGTTTCTCATGATATAATTACTGAAAAATTTATCGACGATGATCTAATAGTAGCAGGTACTCCTTCTAAAATATGCTGGTTATCTAAGACTTCCTCTGATGTCCTCAAAGCCTTAGGTAACGTGAATATAAAATTAGTGACCATTGATAGAGTTGAATTCCTAACTCAAGGGGTAGAATGGTTTACTAATTATGCTTAGAATGTTAACGCCTTTGTCAACACTGGAATACAAGGGAGTGGTAAAAAATTACACATAATGGTTAAAAATAACGCTAACACTCTATTCGCCTTTCTAAGCAGACAAGTTGGTCATCATCATGATTTAAAAAGAAAAGAATTACTCAACTATCGTCGTTATGTAAATAAACATTTTTTAAAAAAAATTTGTGATAAAGAATTTACTAAGAAAATAGCGTTCGATGATATTTTGAAGAAACATGGTGATTAAAAGAGAAAATTATATTAATTAGGTTTTAA